GCGGGACTGATTTCACAACCGTAGCCAGCGCGCTCCAACGATGCCGCCGCGGCCAGCGTAGTGCCGGATCCCATGAACGGGTCGAACACCACGTCGCCGGCGTCGCTGAATGCCAGCAGGAAGAACTCGACCAGAGCGCGCGGGAACGGAGCCGAGTGCGAGCCCTGGCTGCTCTCGGACTTTACTTCAACCACGTTGCTCGGCCGGGCAATGCCGGTGAATCTGCCATCCTCGTTCGCGGCTCCCAGCTGGCCCGCCCCTGATCCGCGCGCTCCGGCGCCGAGTAGCCCGCTCCCCGAAGCCGACTTCGGGTTGTTCGGCGAGTAATCGAAGCAATCTTCCGAGACGTGGCCGACCGCCGTGGGCCGGAATTTGATCTGCTGCCGGCGGCACATGTTCCTTGATGTTGAGGAAGTAAGAACCGTCCGGAGCCAGCACCGCTTCGACCCCGCTGGCCACTGCGCGGAACCACTCCACATACTCTTCCGGCGGCACCGGCTTAAAACCGCTCGCGGGATCGTACTCGCGCTGCGTAGCGTACGGCGGCGAGGTAATCACTACGTTCGCCTTCTGCCCGTCGAACAATCGTGCGCGCGTCCCGTGGTCGCGGCAGTCCCCGCAAATCAGCCGGTGCTTTCCGATCAACCAGACGTCTCCGGCCCGCGTTACCGGCTCTGCCGGCGCTTCGGAAATCTCCTCTTCCGACGCCGCAGGAGCCTCTGTCGCAGGCTCGGTGTCTGCCAGGAGCTTGGCCAGTTCCTCCTCGGAGAAGCCCAGCAGATCGAGCCGCCAATCGGCAGATTGAAGTTCCCCGAGTTCCGCCGCCAGCGTATCTTCGTCCCACCCGGCGTTCTCACTGATCCGGTTGTCCGCGAGTATGTACGCACGCTTCTGCGTTTCGCTGAGGTGATCGAGCACGACCACCGGCACATGCTCCAGCCGCAACTTCCGCGCGGCCAACAGGCGGCCGTGGCCGGCGATGATACCGGCGCTGGTGTCCACCAGGACGGGATTGTTGAAACCGAACTCCACGATGCTCGCTGCAATCTGGGCGATCTGGTCGTCGGAATGCGTCCGTGCATTCCTGGCGTATGGCACCAGCCGCTCGACGGGCCACAGTTCGATTTGTCGCGCCATGGCGGGCGGGACACGAGTTTCAGCCGCCAATGCTGTCCACCATCTGAATCCGGCGGCCAATCCACCGCATCACTGGCACCGCCATCGAGTTTCCAATCGCCCGGTACCGAGGACCGTCGGCGGCGGGCTTCCCTCGATACGGGATCAACGTGTAATCGTCGGGCATCCCCTGCAGCCGCTCGCACTCCCGCGGGGTTAATCGCCTGACCGCCAGGGGCCCGCCGACGGCGAGCAACGGAGCGGCGTCGCCCCGTCCAGTGCCGCCGGACTGCGCCTTGAGCGGCGGCACAATTCCGGATGGACCGCCCCTCCCGTTGCGCGCCACGCGACTCTCGAAGCACACCGCGACCTGGCCACCCGCGTTCGCATGGCTGCGGTCGTGCGGCATCGCGCGGAGCGTCGGCGCGAGTGGACCGGCGTCGGCTCCATGGTCCTTCGCGGAGAACGCCGTCGGTGCCAGGGGGCTTACGATGGCGGTGCTTTCATAAAGCGCACGCCCCTGCGTCCCAAGCGTTTCCGCCGATTCCGATTCGTTCCAATAGCCACAACCGGATGCCACGAACGTTTCGCTCTCACCGTCAAGCCGCCCACAGCCTCCCTTTGCATTCAGGCTCATGGACACGAACGCTCCCGACCGGTCAAGGTCGTTGCACCAGCTACGCTCGCCAGTGCCGCCGCCAAGAGATCCGGCAACGTCTTCCCGCGCTTTGCGGCGCGCCGGAGTATGCCTGCACAGGCCTTCGCGCTCAAGAAGTACCGCTGCGGCACGCCGCCAGTCTCCAAGATGTCCGACAACGAAGACACGACGGCGTCGCTGGGGCACTCCAAAGAACTGAGCGTCCAGCACTCGCCAGGCGCAACCATACCCGAGTTCCGCCAGCGCCCCGACGATGGAGCCGAAGTCCCGCCCGCCGTTCGAGGACAGAACACCGGGGACGTTTTCCCAGACGATCCACCGAGGCCGCAGTCGGCCAGCAAGCTGGCAAAACTCGATGGCCAGGTTGCCACGCGCATCCTCCAGGCCGCCACGTCTGCCGGCGAGGGAGAAGGACTGGCAGGGAGTTCCTCCGGCCAGAAGGTCGATTGGACGGCTGCTTTCTTCGATGGTCGTGAAATCGCCAAGGTTGGGAACACCCGGGTGCCGATGAGCCAGGAGCGCGGAGCAAAACGGATCGATCTCGGCAAACCATGCCGGCCGGAAGCCCAGCTGCTCCCAGGCCACGGTCACCGCCTCAATGCCCGAACATACGCTGCCGTAAGTCAAGAAAATCCAAGCTGGCGGCTGGCCAAGCGGCTCCATGGCGGGGTGACAACCTGAAGTGACAACCTGCGTAAACCTCTGTAACTAGGCAAACTGCGCAACATTTCAAGCCGCGGCCGCCGATTCCGGGTCAGGTCCCTGAATTCCTGCGGGCTACCTCGACATGCCGCTTACGAACGCGCGCCGCGAATCGTCAGCGCCGTCTGCTGCGCGTCAGCCACGCCGACTATCCGGCAGCGGGTGATCACGCCGCACGGACCACCTTCGGCACCTTCACGTTCGCGGTTGATTTGTTGGGGCCTCGTGTGAACGCGCCGCGGACCCAACCCAGGTACCGCCCGCCGACCTGTCTCCGTCTGATCTTCATCTGGCCAGGCACTCCGCAACGACTTGCAGGAAGACGCCCCGCGTGCTCACGAGCACTCCGTCTTCGTCGCGCCGATCCAGGCGGCGAAGTTTCCAGCACCGGCCATGATCCAGGCTTTCGATGAAGCTGTAAGGGGTGCCGGCTGGGGCGCGTGTTTCAATCGGGCTGCCGCCGTCCTCTCGCCGCAGCCAGATCGCCTTCAGATGGCCCTTGCGACCGTAGGATGGCTTTACATAGCCGCCCTCGATCAGGCGTGTTGCCGCTTCCATCGAGCGGAAGCCGAGGGGTGTTCCGTCTGGCGCGTAGTAAGGGATTTGTTCGGCAGGCTTCATCTGGGCACACTTCGAGTACGGCAAGGAAGGGAAGGAGATTAGCGAGAGTCCCGTCTCTCGGTATTGGCTTGGGGAGGGAACCTTCGGAGGGTGCGCTTTGCGCCGGCCTGTCGAACTGAGCCTCTATTGAATATATACGCTGAAACTCTCAATTCTTGAAGTCCTCATCCAAATACTTCCGTTCCTGGAGCAGACTGCGGACTTCCGCGACGCTGGTGACTGTGGCGGCCAAGGAGCCGGCAGCCGCCCATTCGCGCAAGCGCCTCGCCTGGAGGGCCGTCGGCTGCTCACCTGGACGCTTCACTTCAAGCTCGAAGTGCCGGCCGAAGATGCAGCCGGTGATGTCGGGATCTCCAGCCACGCCCATACCGCCGCCCCATCGTTTGCGGGCGAGGCACCCGGGCAGCGAGTTCAGATAGGTGAGGATCGCCTTCACAATCGCGCGCTCGCTGATCATGCCGTCTTTCTCCCGAACTGGAGTTTCGGCGGCTTTTCAGCCTCGCGCCGGCGCGGGTCTTGGTCTTGACTGTTCCGCACTCGCCGGCGCAGCCTCCACTCGTCCCACGTCATCCAGCGCAAGCCTTCATCGTTGAACACCAGCGGCATCGGGTCCATGCGAAGCACCTTCATCGCCCAGCGAATTTCATCCAGATCCGCGCCGAGGGGATAGGCGACGGCAAGATGGCCCAAAGGCAAGCGGATGCATCGCATGCCTGGACGGTTCATCACGGCTTGCGCTTTTCGCACGTCCGTCAACTCCTGGTTGTGCTCGCGGACGAGGGCTTTTAGATCCTCCGACGCACCCTTGTCGATGCGCAGTTTGCCATCTGCGTCCAGCCAAACTGAGACGCTCGCTTCCATGAGCCGGTCCAGGACAGCTTCAATATCCACAGCCAACCTCCCCATGACGGATCAATGCCGGATGACGGGTTATGACGGGTTTTCGCATTTAGCTCTCAGGTGTGTGTGCGCGCGCGCGCCATGTGTGCAAAATGGGAAAATCCGTCATAAGCCGGCATCCGTCATATCCGTTTACTGAACCTAAAGGGCTTAATCGATAGGGCATGACGGGTTGTGCTCAAACCTCCTCACCGTCATCGTCGCGATCAAAGCGCGATTGCCTCGGCGTCGTTTGCGCCGCCTTCGGCGAATCGTAGTGGTCTTCGGTGCGCAGACCCAGGCCGGAATAGAGCGCGCCCTTCATGGTTTTTGACTTGGCGAAGCCCCGTTCGCTCATCAGGGACGCGAAGGTCTTGTGGCTGGCAGCCGTCTCCCCATGCTCCTCGGCCCAGGTTTTGTATTCCCGGTACAATGCGAGCGAAAGCACCCGCGCATTGGCGACGCGCACGCATTTCTCTTCCAGGAACATCGAGAACGTATCCTGTTCCGACTCGTACTCCCGCGTGGCGTTGATGACCTCGTCCGGCACGCCCAGCCCGTCGCGCTGCCATTCCAGGCACCCTTCGATGGCCCAGTTCAAGATTCCCGGCAGCTCCGACTGGAACATTGCCATGACCTCGTGGCGCTTCTTCTGGCGATCCTTGGGAATTGTGTAGTCGAACGGGACGAGCTTCAGGCGCCGCCAGATGGCCGCGTCGCCGCGAATGGTGGGCTTGTGGTTGGTCGCGAACCAGATTTTGAACGTCGGCATGAACTCGAAGAACTCGCCATGCAAGAAGCGCGCCGCCATCCGGTCGCCGCCCGTCATTTCCTTGATCAGGGATTCGGCGAGCCGCACGCCGCGATCGTTCTCTGCGGCCCAAACGAACCTCGCGCCACGGAGACGTGCGATGTCGTTCGGAATGCTGCCCTCCCGTTTCTTGAGGAACGTCTCTACCGGCGTTCGCCGGGCGTAGTTCCCGAGGAGCATTTCGATGACTTCCACCATGGTGGATTTGCCGTTGTCGCCACCGGGCCCGTAAAGGATGAACATCGCCTTGTCGCTGGTGATGCCCGTGAGACTTGAACCCAGCGCACGTTTCAGAAAATCAGCCAGGCTCTGCCGGCCAAGCATGATCATGTCCAGGAATGCCAGCCAGTTCGGGCATCGCGCCGAGGGGTCGTAGACGACGGGCGCGAGCTTGGTGATCATGTCCTTCTGGTCGTGGGACCGCAGTTGGCCCGTCCGCAGATCGAGGGTGCCGTTCTTGACGGCGCACAGCCACTGGTCGTTGTCGAAATCATCAGGATGCCGCGCCACCGTGCGATCCGATTTCGCCAGCGTGACCATGGCGTGAATAGACCGGTGCGATTCCGACTTGATGAGGTGGCTCAGGAACGCTTTCCTTTCGTCTTCGTCCTTGATCTTCTTG